TCCATCAGCGCCAACAAAGAGGCTGAAGCGGCGCGGGTTGCGCGTCATCAGGGCGAGATCGACAAGATAAACCTTCGCCTGGAATGCCGCGATCTGGACTCTAATGAACTCAAAGCCAACATCGCTTGGTTGGAAGGCCTGGCCATAAGTGAAGCCTGGGAAGAGTTCGAGGCAGAGGCTGCTCGCGCCAAAGATAAGGCTTTGATCGCTCTCCGAGAAGCCCTGGTTGCCCGTGAGAAGTTCGAAGCCGAGCAGGCCGAACTGGAACGCCTGCGCGCCGAAGCAGCAGCACGCGAGCAGAAAGAGCGCGAGGAGCGCATTGCCCGCGAAGCAGCAGAGCAGGCACGGCGTCAGGAAGAGGCCAAGGCCCAGGCAGAACGCGACGCCGCAGTACGCCGTGAAGCCGAAGCACAGGCCGCAGCAGAGCGCCGCGAACTTGAACTTAAGCTTGCCGCCGAGCGCGCCGAACGCGAAGCCATTGAAGCCAAGCAGCGCGCAGAACAAGCAGAGCGTGATGCGCAACGTCGCGCTGAAGAAGCCGCAGCGGCAGAACGCAAACGGCAGGCCGATGAGCAGGCCCGCATCGAACGCGAGGCTGCTGCACGCGAAGCCGACAAGGCGCACAAGAAAGCCATCAACAACGAAGCGCTGGCGGCTCTTATCGCCGGTGGCATGCCCGAGGAATGCGCCAAGCAGGCGATCACCCTGATCGCTCAGCGCAAGGTTCCTCACATCACGATCAACTATTGAGGTTAACCATGAGCAACGCAGTTGCACAGCGGCAGGAAGAGCTGCGCCGCCTGCTTAGCTATTGCCCTGAGACTGGAGAGTTCAGATGGAAAGTCAAACCACCAGGAAAGGTGCAGATAGGAGATCTTGCAGGAACAAAAGGAGAAGCGTTTGTTTACATCAGATTTGAAGGCCGCAGACAGAAAACTCACAGGCTCGCTTTTCTCTATATGACCGGAGAAATGCCCTTAGGAAATGTCGATCACATAGACGGAAATTCGGCCAACAACGCGTGGAGCAACCTTCGCCTCTGCACTCACGCAGAGAACATGCAGAACAGGAAGGTGAGCAAGCGCAACAAATCAGGATTTCTTGGCGTTAGCAAACATTCATCTGGATGGCAGGCGACTATCGCCAAGGACAAGAAGTACTACCACCTTGGCCTATTCAAAACTCCCGAAGAGGCTCATCAGGCATATCTGGCGGCCAAGGCGCAGCTGCACACATTCAACCCAATTCCACGAGAAGGAAGTGCGACATGCAAACCTCTCTGAAGCCTATGGCAGATTCCAATACTCCCATAGCAATTCAAGAATCAGCAACGGTTCTTCAGGTAATACAGAAGGCTGCCTCAGACCCGTCCTGTGACATTGAGAAGCTCGAACGCCTGATGGCTATGCACGAGCGCATGCAGGCCAAGCAAGCCGAGCAGCAATACGCCGATGCCATGGCGGCGATGCAGCAGGAACTGCCCGCCATCGGCGAGCGGGGAAACGCAGCAGGTCGATACACCTACGCCCTCTGGGAAGACATCAACGAGAAGCTCAAGCCGATCCTGGCGAAGCACGGCTTCTCCATCAGCTTCCGCATGCCGCGCTGCGATAAAGGAATCGAAGTAGAGGGTGTTCTTACCCATCGCGCAGGACACAGTGAGCGCACAACGATAGTTCTGCCGGCAGACACCAGCGGCAACAAGAACGCCGTCCAGGCCGTGGCCAGTTCGGTCAGCTACGGCAAGCGCTACACAGCAGGCGCCCTGCTCAACTACACAACCCACGGCGAAGACGATGACGCGTTCAGCGCCGTATCGCAGCAGCCCGCTCTGGATCAGCAGGTCGTTATCGACATTCTGGAGCGCATTGACGAGGCCAAGGATAAGGACGAACTCGCCGCGATCTGGAAGGCGGCTGTCGGGGTGCTTCGCGCGGCCGGCGACACGACTGGCTATGAGCGCGTTAAAGCGTCTGCGGCCGAACGTGGCAAGGCTCTTGAGGGAAAAGAGAAATGATTATTATCACCTGCGACCAAGGAAGCCCCGAATGGCACCAGGCCAGGGCCGGGTGCATCACCGCCAGTATGTTCGGCGATGCCCGCGCAAGGCTTAAATCTGGCGCCAACAAAGGCCAGCCGACTTCCGCCGCTCTGGATTATGCCTTCAAGCTGGCCGTTGAGCGTATCAGCGGGCAGCCGCTAGATGGAGGATTCGAGACCTGGCAGATGAAGCGTGGTCACGAACTGGAACCAGAGGCCCGCATGGAGCACGAGATTCAGACAGGCCTGATCATCCAGCGCGCCGGCTTCGTGACAACCGACGACGGCATGTTCGGAGCCAGCGCTGACGGACTGATCGGCGAGGATGGCGGCAGCGAGTACAAGTGCTTTCTCGCTCCCGAGAAGCTACGCGCCTTCCACATCGACAACGACGCCAGCGGGATTATGGATCAGGTTCAAGGATGCATGTGGATCACTGGCCGCAAGTTCTGGCACGTCGGCATGTACTGCCCTGCACTGGAGCCTGTAGGCCGTCAACTCTGGTGGCGAGAGTTCAAGCGAGACGACGACTACATCGAGGAACTTGAGTCCGACTTGTGGTCGTTCAAGCTTTTGGTTGATGAGTACGAAGCAAAGCTACGGGAGAAGGCAGCATGAGAGGTGTTAACAAAGTCATTCTGGTTGGAAACGTCGGTGGTGACCCGGAAACCCGCTACATGCCCAACGGCAATGCGGTGACCAACATCACCCTCGCCACCAGCGAGAGCTGGAAGGACAAGCAGACCGGCCAGCAACAGGAGCGCACCGAATGGCACCGCGTGGTGTTCTTCGGGAAGCTCGCAGAGATCGCTGGACAACACGTAAAGAAGGGCCAGCAATTGTACGTCGAGGGATCTCTCAGAACTCGCAAGTGGCAGGCTCAGGACGGCCAGGACCGATACACCACCGAGGTAATCGTCGACATGCACGGACAGATGCAGATGCTTGGCGGAAAGCCTGTAAATGACCAGGCGGCTCAGAGCAGGCAATCTCCTCAGCAGCAGAGCGCACCGCAGCAGCGTAACGCTCATGACGAATTCGACGACGATATCCCGTTCTAAATCAACAAGTTACGCAAAATTAAAGGCCCTCAACAGGGCCTTTTCTTTTGCCCGGAGAAAGCCATGGAAACCGACATTCCCGAGATTCTAAGCGACCTGAGAATCGGCGCTGATGCATGGTGCGGCGTGCAAGAGCCGGTTGCCCATGCGCTGACTCACGATGACATTCAAGACGCCGTTGCTGAGTACCTGGCAGCGGGAGGGGTCATCACGAATATCCCTGCGGGCGTCTCTTCAAATCAGCCGGTCACGTTCAATAGCCGCATTACCGGAACATCTACCGGGATGGAGCGAGAGCAGCAGAAGCGTGTTCAGGCCAAGCGCACGGCAAAGGACATCGAATACTGCCAGATGCTCGAAGACCTAGTGATCCTAGATTGCGGTCGATGGGAGATAGGCCCTGCCATGGGGATAAGCGATCACACCGTACAGCGACTGCTTCGCACCTATTTCTCCACCCGCACCGAGTTCGACAAGTGGAGGGCATCCGGACATGGGAAATCGACGCTTATAAACGGCGAGAAACCATGCTCGAAGTGCAAGATGCTCAAACCTCTATCTGAGTACTACTCGAACCCGAGCAAGAAGGACGGCCATTGCAGCGAATGCAAGGCCTGTGAAAACGCGCGGAGGCGAGCAGCAAATGCAAAGCAAGCGGCTTGAGTTCCCCGAATCGACCGACGAATACCGCGAGGGCGTCGACGCACGCGACCGCGGCGAACGTCTCCAGGCCTGCCCCTACGGACTGCACATGCTCTATGAGCGTTCGTTATGGCTCGCAGGACATCACGACAGAGACATGGGCATAGCCCCGAGGGTAGCAGCATGAGCCTGCACGAACACGGCTGTTTCGCCGACAGCTACCAGGTCCGACATATCAACGCGCAGTGCGTCGTCGGGAAAGTATTCCGACACAAGCCGACTAATCGCAGATACATCGCTGTTCTCGAAGCCGGCGGATCCGTAGAGCTTCAAGAAGCCAGCGGGCACAGCACGTACACATCAATCGAAGCGCTAGGCAATGCCGAAGTGTGGGAGAACGTGAAATGAGCATGGAATTGAACAAGGAATCGGTAGAGCAGGTAGGCGCGAACGTCGGGCATGGGCACGTCTTCCCACGTGCTGACGGAGTGAAGATGCGGTGCGGCGGCCCTGGGCTCTGCTCGGAATGCGCTGCCGACGCTTACCGTGCCCGTGCCGCCCTGGCGCAACCCTCCCCGGCACAGGCCGAGCAGGCAGAGGCGGAGCGGCCGGAGGGGCCAACCGAGGACGAGCTTGAAGCAGCCGGGCTCGGCTACCCGCTGCACAAGGAAGAAGCGGTAAAGCTCTGGTATTCCGGGTTCCGCTCCGAGGTGATCACCGTTCTGGAGGCGTGGGAAGCCATCGGCCACGACATCGGTATGAACCCGGACAAAGGCGAACTGCTGGATTCGCTGCGCTACATGCTGGAAAAGTGCGAGGCACATGACGCCGCCCTGGCCGAAGTCGCAGGACTTAGGTCATTGCTGAATTCGCTTCTTTGTTATGTAGAACGCGACATTGATAGGATGCGCAGCGACCGCGACAAGTCAGACAACAAAGAAATTTATGACCGGTCCATTTCTCTCGCAATGGAGAGGCTGAAAGCTGCGCAGAATGCAGTCTTCACCACTGAACCAGGGTGTGACACTGCCGTGGAACTGGCTGCACAAACCACCCAGGCTCAGCACTGCGTGCCGGAGCTTCTGGTTCGAGCTGAGGACTTCGTATCAGGAAAAGAAGTGCCGCAAGCATGGCTCGACGTGCAGGCAGAGCGACGCCGGCAGATCACCGCCGAGGGCTGGACGCCGGAGCACGACGACCTCTATTGCGCCGCCGAACTTCCGCGAGCCGCAGCGGCATACATCCTCAACGGAGCCAACGACGAGGCGCCAGCTATCTGGCCGTTCTCGGCGAAGTGGTGGAAGCCGAGAGACGCGCGATCCAACTACGTGCGTGCCGGCGCCTTGATCCTGGCCGAGATCGAGCGCCTGGACCGCGCCGCGCACGGCAAGGAGGTAGGTCATGAGTAAGGTGAAGCGCTTGAATTTCACCGTGTCCCAGTTCGAGAGCGTTGTTACGTATGCGTCAGAGCATGGCCAATACGTCAGATATACCGACTACGCCAAGCTAGAAGCCGAGGCCCAGGCGCTAAGGGAGGAAGTCGCAGAGTACGAGGCTCTCTGCAACCGTCAGGCCGAGTTGCTGAGCCAGTCCATTGTCGCCATTCGAGGGCCAGAGCCTGAACTCACGCGCTGGGGATATGCCGACTTACCACTACGTGTAAAGACGATTGTTGAGGAAGTCGCAGCACTGCGCGCAAGGGTGGCTGTTGTGCCTGATGCGAGCACGGTGTACGCGGCGCTCGATGCTCGTGAGCGGTTATTCACAAGTCCTGAGAACATTCAGGTAGCGCTGGAAGCTCAATCGCGCCTCAACGGCCTGACGGTCAGCGAGGGGCTGTTGCGGCGGATCGTAACTCCGGCACTTACCAGTTCGGATGCGCACGACCGCATTGGCGCACTTGAAGAGTTGCGCGCCCTGCTGAGCGAGCAGGATGGAGGGAAGCCATGAGCATGGAGTTCATTCGAATGGCCTACAACGTTCCCTGCAAGCGAGGCGGAAAGGTCATCTACCGAGGTCGCGGCACCGAGGAGCACGGGACGATAACAAGCGCAAAGGGCGCCCACCTCATGATCAAGCTAGACGGCGAAAGCAGGCCAAGGAGGTTCCACCCGACCTGGGCGCTTCAGTACCTTCCGGAGCAGGCATAGCCACCCATCGCCAACCACTGTACGCATATACAGCAATCTGGAAAATGTAGGCTCAACCTACCCGGATTGCATATGCGCACGAAACCCTTCCGCCCGCCGCGCCGGCATGAGATCGCCGGCCTTCGCTACTACCGCACTGCCTCGGCTTATAACTGGCTCGGCATCACCATGGCGCACCCGACCCGCGCAATCCAGTTGCTGCTCGAGCAGTGCGAGCCAGACGTGCTCTCGCCGATGTTCAACATCGAGATCGACGCGATCCTGCGCCAGGCCGATGAGTACGCGAAAACCGGCCAAGTGCTAGAGCGCGAGCAACTGCGCGAAATGCTCATGCACCTGATCGCCAAAGCGGCGGGCGAGTAACCCCACGAAACCAACGCATCCGACCCTCGGAGGACCAACCGTGGACAACGACAACGAAACCATATTGGCAGTGATAGTCATCGTTCTCTTCGTCCTGGGAATCTTCCGGGTCGTCGGGGATATGCAGGAACTCTACAGGCAGACCGAGTTGAAAGGACAGGAGTTGAGCAGATGGAGCAAGCAATGAACAGGCGGGAGGTGACATTCCTCTCCGCCGTGGATGCCAGCAAGGTCGAGATACCGAGCAACGTGATCAGCATCGGCAGCAGGGGCGATTGGTATGCCTTTGCCTGCGATCACAAACGCGTTCTCCGGCTGGAGTTTGATGACGTCGACGGGTACTTGGGAAGCGATGGCTTTCGGGTATTCAGCCACATTGACGCCAAGCAGATCCACGACTTCGTGAACGAGTGCGGCGATGAGCCGATCATCGTCCACTGCCAGGCAGGCATGAGCCGATCCGCCGCAGTCGCTAAGTTCCTGGCCGACAAGCGCGGCTACACCCTGAACCTGTCGAAGCCTTGCCTAGGCACCACGCAATTCTATAACCGACATGTCTACGGAACGTTGAATCTCAACGATGCCGAAAGCATGAGCGCCTACTACGCCGAGATGGAGTTGGCCGACCGGCTGCGTGGCCAACCAAAGGAGTCCTGACCGTGCCTGACATTCGAGAAGAGTTTGAAGCGTGGGCTACCAAGCACCGGATGCCGATTCATCGCGACGGTGTTGTCACCGACTATGCAGCCAGATGCACAGATGAATGCTGGCAAGCCTGGAAAGCCAGCCGCGCGGCTCTGAGGGTGGAGTTGCCGGATCGTCGCGATCCGTTGAACTGGACCGGAGACGATGAGAACCCAAGATCTTCCGGCTTCAACGCCTGCCTTGAGCGCGTGAAAGAAGCCCTCCAGCAAGCCGGAATCGAGGTTAAGTGATGAACTTCTTCAAATCCTTTGTGCCCCTATCCGCTGCTGAGCGCGAAGAACTTCGCCAACTACGCACGAAATGCGAGTACCAGCAGCGATGGATCAACAATCACATCGACACGCGCTCGCCTCAGAAGATCGAGAGCGCCAGGGTCGAACAGCTAAAGCGGGCGCTTCAAGTTCAGCAGCGCAGGATCTCGCGCCTGATGGACGAGCAGCCTGACATTTGGAAGCGTTACTTCGCTAAAGGAGCGGATGTATGACCGACCACGCAGAGCTGCGGAGGCTGGCTGAAGAAGTGATCCGAATTGAGCGGAGCGAGGATGAGCCGATCTCCTCTGCTTGGGAATTATTCGATTCCGCCGCCAACCCCAAAGCCATCCTCGCCCTGCTGGACCAGATAGACGGGCTGAGCGACGAGTTATCCGCATGCACCGAGCATCCTGGCGGATGTGGGTATTGGCGCGAGGCCGCCAAGCGTAGAACTGAAGAACGCGATCAGTTCAAGGAGGAGAACGAAGCCCTGCGCGAGGGCCTGCAAGCGCTGATTCATATTTCAGACGCTACAGGCTGGGAAGACCATACCTGCGGTGAGATAGCCAAGGCGCGAGCAGCCCTGGAAGGAGCCAAGCCATGACCGATATCAACAGGGTGACGGCGACGCGCAATCTCGACGCCTACTACTACGGCTTCGATCCAACTGGATGCGACTTGGTGGATTCCGTGCTGGAGCAAGTCGCGCGTGCAGGTAAGGCATTCCATAGCACCGATGATTGGAACGAAGAGGATCTCGACGGGTTGAGTCCTGTCGATAAGATGCAGGCGGCGGCGAATGCCTCAGCGAAAACAATCATGGCGCTGATTGCCGAGGTGGAACGCCTGCGCATCGGACTAAAAGGCGATTTCGACCTAGACGCATGGCTGGAATGGACGCGAGAGAAAGACCAGATCAAGGCGGAAATTGAGGCACTGCGCAGGTTCGCCGCCGAGGCATATCAAGTGCTCGGCGCTCTAGACGCCCCTGAGAACGTTCTGGACAACGCTTCCGATGCGGCCAATGGAGTTCCACTGCGACATGAAACGCTACTGCCGTTCTTCGCTGACGACTATGAGTCCATTCGCAAGGACGCAGAGCGGTATCGTTTTTATCGCCAAGGCTTTGTCTCCCCTAGAGAACTTGACACAAATATCGACGCAGCCCTAGAAGGAGCAACGCAATGAACGACCGCGAACTACTCGAACTGGCGGCGCGGGCGGCTGGGTACAAACTGATCTGGTCCTATGACAACCACTGCTGCTGGATAAATGAGATGCGGCATGACTTAGATGTCACCTGGAACCCGCGTGATGACGATGGCGACGCGCTGAGGCTGGCGGTGAAGCTCGGAATCGTAGTCACCCCAGACCGAGAAAACCAGCGGACCCTGGTATCGAACTCAGCAGGCCATGAATACTGCGCGATCTATTGGGACAAGCTAGGCGAGATGGCAGCAACCAGGCTGGCAATCACCGAGGCCGCCGCCGAGATCGGCAAGTCAATGACCCAGCCGGGCGCCACTAGCTCTCCCTGAGCTAACCCGGCTGGGCGTTCAAATCCTACCATCATGCCCTCCCCGGCAATAGCTGGGGTGGAGAGGTATTGCCTATGAGTACCGCAGAGAAGGTCGAGTACGAAGACAAGGTGCCCGAGCAGGTTATGGCGGCACTGCTTGGGATAACCTACCGCGCCCTGCAAACCCGCAGATCAAAACGACAGATCCCGGAAGGTGTCTGGAACAAGGTCAACGGGAAGATAATCTACAGTCGACGGAGATACGACGAATGGCTCGAAAGCCTTTGGGTATGCCCACCGGGGTGGAAGTCATCGGCAACTCTATCCGTATCCGCTTCATGTGGAACGGAACAAGGAAGTGCGAAACACTCCCCTATCCCGCGACGCAAAAAGGGATTAAGACTGCATCCGGTCTTAGAGATCAGGTAGTCCAGGCAATCAAGCTGGGCATCATGGATGAAGCCCGGTATGCAGAGTTCTTCCCCGGGTCTGCGATTGCGGAATCGGTCAGCAGCCAAATCCCCCTGTTCGGTGAGCATGCTCAACTCTGGCTAGACAGCCGAGAGATCGTGCTTGGGACACGCAAGAACTACAAGAGCATCCTCAACCAATACTGGATGCCACATCTAGCAGTAGCCCGGCTTGATCAGATCACCCCTACCCTCTTGCGCCGAATCATCAGCAGCATCGAGTGGACGTCGCCAGGCGTGAAGCGAAACGCGATGTTCAAGCTGTCGACGATCCTAGATTCCGCTGTGAAGGACGGTCTGATCAAGAAGAACCCGATGGCGCCCCTTGAGAAGCCTCGGGTGTCTAAGAAACTGGTAGATCCATTCACCCGGGACGAGGCAGAACGCATCATCCAGCACCTGTACGCGACCCTTGGGAAGTACTCAAGGATCTACGCCGCACTGTACGAATTCCTGTTCTTCACTGGTCTTCGGCCTGGAGAGGCGTTCGCCCTTCGATGGGACGAGGTAGACGAAGAGGCACGACGTATTCATGTGTGCCGGATCGTCATAGATCGCGGGATCGAGGAACGCGTAAAGACCAAGCATGAGCGCGACGTGCTGCTCAATGATCGAGCATTGAATGCCCTGGTAGAGGCCAAGCGGATTGCGCGCCTGAGGCGCGTCGCATCAGTCTCGGAGTTCGCGGTCAGCCCGTTCGTATTCCCGCCCAGCAAAGGCGGGCTGTGGATCAAGGAGCCAAGTGTTACCATAAAGCACTTCCACGCCGCGCTTGATGCTCTATCCATCCGAAGGCGCCGGCAGTATGACACCCGCCACACATACGCGACCATGTGCCTGATGGCTGGCATGAACCCTGCGTTTATCGCTGGACAGCTAGGCCACAGCGTGCAGATGCTGCTATCGACCTATGCCAAGTGGCTGAACTCCGCCTCGGATTGGAGCGAGTTGGAGAAGCTACAGACCAGGGTTAAAACTGGTACGGAATTGGTACAGGAAGCAGAGGAAGGCGCGTAACCATCCCGCAAAGCCCCGCAGGACAATGCCTTGATATCTACAGCTAACATCACCATGCAGTTCGGCGCCAAGCCGCTGTTCGAGAACGTTTCCGTCAAGTTCGGCAACGGCAACCGCTACGGCCTGATCGGCGCCAACGGTTGCGGCAAGTCGACCTTCATGAAGATCCTCGGCAACGACCTGGAGCCGAGCGCCGGCCAGGTCATGCTGGAACCCAACGTGCGCCTGGGCAAGCTGCGCCAGGACCAGTTCGCCTACGAGGACTTCAGCGTCATCGATACGGTGATCATGGGCCACGAGGAACTCTGGGCGGTGAAGGCCGAACGCGACCGCATCTACTCCCTGCCGGAAATGAGCGAGGCAGATGGCATGGCGGTGGCCGAGCTGGAAGTCCAGTTCGCCGAGTTCGACGGCTACACCGCCGAGTCCCGCGCCGGCGAGCTGCTGCTCGGCCTGGGCATCCCGCTGGAGCAGCACTTCGGCCCGATGAGCGCCGTCGCTCCCGGCTGGAAGCTGCGCGTACTGCTGGCCCAGGCGCTGTTCTCGGACCCGGACGTGCTGCTGCTCGACGAACCGACCAACCACCTGGACATCAACACCATCCGCTGGCTGGAAGGCGTGCTCACCGCGCGCAACAGCACCATGATCATCATTTCCCACGATCGCCACTTCCTGAACAGCGTCTGCACCCACATGGCCGACCTGGACTACGGCGAGCTGCGCCTGTTCCCGGGCAACTACGACGAGTACATGACCGCCGCCGAACAGGCCCGCGAGCGCCTGCTGTCGGACAACGCCAAGAAGAAGGCGCAGATCGCCGAGCTGCAATCCTTCGTCAGCCGCTTCTCGGCCAACGCCTCCAAGGCCAAGCAGGCCACCAGCCGCGCCCGGCAGATCGACAAGATCCAGTTGGAAGAGGTCAAGCCGTCCAGCCGGGTCAGCCCGTTCATCCGCTTCGAGCAATACAAGAAGCTGCACCGCCAGGCGGTGACCGTGGAAAACATCAGCAAGGGCTATGACGGCAAGCCGCTGTTCAAGGGCCTGAGCCTGCAGGTCGAGGCCGGCGAGCGCGTCGCCATCATCGGCCCCAACGGCATCGGCAAGACCACCCTGTTGCGCTGCCTGGTCGGCGACCTGCCGGTGGACGGCGGCGAGGTGAAATGGACCGACAGCGCCGACGTCGGCTATTTCGCCCAGGACCATGCCGACGACTTCGCCGACGACATGAGCCTGTTCGACTGGATGGCCCAGTGGACCCAGGGCGGCGAACAACTGGTGCGCGGCACCCTCGGCCGCATGCTGTTCTCCAACGACGAGATCAAGAAGTCGGTGAAAGTGATCTCCGGCGGCGAGCAGGGCCGCATGCTGTTCGGCCGGCTGATCCTCAAGCGCCCCAACGTGCTGGTGATGGACGAGCCGACCAACCACCTGGACATGGAGTCCATCGAGGCGCTGAACCTGGCGCTGGACAACTATCCGGGCACGCTGATCTTCGTCAGCCACGACCGCGAATTCGTTTCCTCACTGGCTACCCGTATCATCGAGCTGGGCGAGAACGGCGTGACCGACTTCAGCGGCAGCTATGACGACTACCTGCGCAGCCAGGGCGTAATCGTCTGA